GGAATCTTTCCCAGAACTCATGCACCCTGTGGTCGACGTCTTGGTAGTCGTCGGGCTTCGGCATGTTCAACCCCCACGGTTGGCTTCGCGGCGCACCATAGACCATGCGCGCGAGCCGTGTGCGGATACCGAAAATATCTTGTCCAGATACTTGACACAGGACGCTGGGTCGTCTATATTATGGACATGGAAGGAACACCAACCACCAACCGACCTGAGGAGGTCACCATGTCCACCACCCACACCACCACCGTCACGCCGGCCGAGCCGGAGACGACCTACCGCACGGGCGCCTACAGGATCGACTGCTCGACCTGCGGCACCGTCGCCACTTACCGAGGCGAGCAGTTCACGCTCGTCGAGGCCCATCGCCATGTCCGCTACTTCGAGAACCTGGAGGGCTGACCGATGGATCACAAGCTCATCAAGATCACGGCAGTAGTAGCGGTTCCCGATTACGGCGGCAAGTCTGCCGTCTGCGCTCGGGACTACTTCGAGACGAATGAGGCTTACGTCATCGACTGGAACGAGACCGACCTGGCACTCGTCGAAGAAACCGGGAAGGGCTGACCGATGACCGACCTGCTGACACCAACCGAACGTGCCGCCCATGATGCCGCAGTCGCCGCCACGACGTTTCGACGCAACAAGCGGACTGATGGCTGGATGATCGTAGGCCCGATGGAAACCGCCGGCCAGGCCATGGACGGCAAGTCCGCCCTGTGTCCCGTGATGAAGAAAGGCGGCGAAGTCAAGGTCGTGTGGATTCTCAACTCGCGGCGGTACTTCGTCGCCGACGACGGCACCGAGTTCTTCGCCGCCGACATCGAGGAGGGCTGATCGATGAGCGACTCAGTTTGTATCGCCGTCGCCGTTGTGGTGATGGCTGCCGCGTTCGTCGTGTTCTGTGCCCTGTTGCCGACGGTCACGCCATGAGCGACACGACGAGCAGCAAGGAAACCGCCAGGTATTACTCGGCGGCGATCTACACACACCTCACCCAGGTCCTCGACCCGGTGGATGCCCTCGAGNNTGCCGTCGAAATTGCCGAGTTTGCCGAGCTGCAACTCGTGGCGACAATCCGCGAGGCTCACGCCGACGGTTTGAGCCTTCGGGCGATAGCGGCCGTGACCGGCGACTCGCCCGAAACGGTACGCAAGATCGTTCGCGCTGGTTAGCGCACCGGGGCCGCTTCGACGGCTTCGGACAGGACGCCGCCGTCGGTCGCGTACAGGCGTGACCTCCACAGCGACAGACGCGGGGCCTGCTTTTCGTCGTCGGGGTCGTATTCGCTGCGGATGGCGAGCACCTTCGCGGCGTCGTAGGCGGGCACCTCGGAGATGAGGCCCACGTGGTGCAGCTTGACCTCGAGGCGTTCGACCAGGGGCCGGCCGTCGTCTGTCGTGGATCGCTTCTCACGCACCGGGACGAACCCGACGCTGAACGAGTGCATGACGCCGTCGCGGGCGAGCATCAGTGCTTCTTCGCCGCGTTGCGTGCGGGAGATGAGGAACTCCGCGTACAGGCCGTCGGATGTTTCCTCGAGGCGTGTCGCTCGNCCGAGCGGCATCGCGTCGCGGCGGTGCCCCTCGAGCAGCGGCACCTTGTCCGAACGCTCTGCGACACTCTTGGCGAAGGCCCCGGGNCGGAACGTCTCNCAGTAGTCNCCNGCGTCGAACGTCGAGCCGAACGGGGCGGCGATGCCGCACACGCGGCGGCCCTCGGCGGACTCGCGGACGTCGATGCTGTCGGCGACGAGTTCGCGGACGATCACGTCTGTATTGGTGTGGGTCATGTCAGGCCCTCCTCGGCTCTGATCTCGTCTACGGTTTTGAATCCGGCATTGACGGCAATTTCCGCAGCTTGCATGCGGGTCAGTAGGTCGGGTTGCAGGTAGTCGCCGAGGCTGATCGACGCCGCCTGGCCTCTCGGCAGGGCCATGGAAAGTGCCTGCTCGAGGCGGACGATGTGCGGCCGCAACCCGAAGCGGACGAACGCGCGTGCGTCCTCGGTTGTCGTCGAGTAGGTCATCGAATCCTCAGATGGTGCGCCGGCGAGGTGGGCGGGGACTCCGAACATTGCGGCGATCTGAGTGGCGGACCATTTGCGGGCCGACAGGAGCTCCAGGTCGGAGTTGGAGAGCTGGATGGCGTGGTACTTGAGGCCGCCGGACAGCACCGCCGGCGTCCGGTCGCGTCCCCCGTGCGAGTTGATCCACGCGTGCTTGAGCTGCGTGGCGGCCTCCGGGGTGATGTCCGCGTCTGTGGATATGACACCCGATGGGATCGACCCCTCCGAGAAGATCCGTTCGGTGTAGTCGTGCTCGGCGATCGCCAGGCCGAGCGCGTGCCGGTGCATGTCCAGGATCCCGGAGCCGACGACGTGCCCGGGTCGCACGAAGCCGCGCAGGTGCAGGATTTCTTGCGCTGCGTAGGACTCCTGGCCGATCGAGTAGCTGATTGCGCCGGATCCGGCGGCGACCCGCACCTGGACGGCGTCGGGGCTCAGGACCGCCATTTGCCGGGGATGGCCGAACCGGTCGAGGTCGCCGAGCAGCGCGTAGCCGTTGCCTCGCATCAGCGCGGACGTGATCAGCGCCGAGAACGTGTCTATGCGCGACTCGGACACGTTGGGATGCTCGACGATCTGCGGGGTGGGTCGCACGCGTTCGCCGTCGCGGTAGACGTGGATCGACAGCGACCCGATCGTGGACGCGATGAGGTCCACGCACCGGTACAGGGTTACGAGGCCCAGGGAGGCGTCGTCGGTTACCTGGATGCCGGCCAGGTTCTGGTTCCAGATCGGAGGGGCCCACGGCGGAAACGGGTCCGGGGCTCGAGTCTCTACGGTTGTGCGGCGGCGGAATAGTGCCATGTCAGTGGATCCTCGGTATCGGTTCGGGTTCGGGTATCGGGATTTCGTTGGCCGCGTCGAGGGCCATGACCGCGCAGACGGCCGCGTCGATCTTGCGGGCGGACCCGGTGTGGTCCTTGACGATGCGGGCCCCCAGGCGGTCGATCTTGAGGCGACAGTTTTCGATGTGGCGACGCAACGCGGGCGCGTTGGCGTTTTCGACGATCTTGAGATTGCCGTCGAGGAGCTGATCGGCGAAGCGTTTCGTGGCCGGCACCATGCGGCGCGCCGACTGGGGGAACTCGACGACGGGGAGGCCCTCGTCGCCCAGGGCGAGCATCTGCGGCCCGAGCAGGTATTTGTCGTACATGATGGCGCGCGGTAGGAGCCGCTCCGCGTGCGCCTGGAGGGCGGCGAGCAGCTCCGGGATGTTGATCCGCCATCCGTCGGCGGCGTCGATCGGTTTCTCCTGGATCTCGAGGAGTTCTATTCGGCCGTCGGCGGTCGAGGCGGCGATCGCCGACGCATCCGCGGACCATGAGCCGTCGATGGCGAGCACCGGGGCGTCGTCGAGGGTCAGCGGTTCGGCTTCGCCGATGAGGTCGAACTGGTGAGGCTCGATCCACACGTCACGGTTCGACACCCAGGCCGCCAGGTGCAGGCGTTTGAACTCGGCGGTGGGGAGCTGCTTGAGCTGCGACGCCAGGTAGTCGGCGGTGATCCAGTCGCCGAACGCNGGATGGGCCTCCCAGGTCGCCTGGTCGGCCGGGTCGGCGTCGGGGGCCGGCGGATGCCACCAGGACCACCAGGTCGGGTCGTCGACCTCGCCGGCCTTGCACCGTCGGTCGTATTCGGTCAGGTTCCACAACGGGTTCCGGTCGCCGGCCCCGGCTGTCGTGATGTGCACGACAAGCGACTGGCGTCGAGCACCGGAACCGGACAGCAGCGCCTCGTACAGGTCGGCCGTCGGATGGCACCACGTCTCGTCTACGACGCTGACCACAGGCGAAAGCCCGTGGGCCAGATGTCCGTCCGAGCTAAGGACGCGACAGACGGCCCCGGTGGCGGGAACCTCTATGGCGTCCTTGTAGACGATCGCGGCGGCCGATAGTTCCCGGTCGGCTTCGATCGTTTGGCGGATGTTGCCGAACACGACCCGCGCCTGGTCCTTCGACCCGGCGACGCAGTACACCTCGCAGCCTGGTTCGCCCGACGCGAACAGCGTCCAGGTAGCCACGCCGGCCAACAGCAGGCTTTTGCCGGCCTTGCGGGGAAGGATGACCATCCCGTGGCGGTGCTTCCACCGGCCGGCGTCGTCGAGTTCGAACAGTCCCTCGAGGATCTCATGCTGCCAGGGGCGCAGGTCGACCAGGTTCCCGGCGAGTTCGCCGCGTGTATGGCGCACGAACTCCTCGATGAAGTCGCCGACCTCGACGCCGAGCGTCGTGACGGTGTCAGCCGGCACGGCGGTCGGTGAACCGCGACAGCCTCGACTCCGTCTCGGCCGCCTGGGCGACGACGAGGCCGAGGCGCGCACGGGCGGTCGGTGTGAAGCCCAGCTGCGACAGTGTCGACAGGTAGGCCGACTCGGCCTTCTGGATCGCGTACAGGAACTGGAGGCGCAGCTCGGGGCGTCTGATCGCAGACGCCTGGCGGCGCAACGCCGCGACCTGGTCGGCCTGTTCGCACGCGAGCTTCACGGCGAGCATGTCCGACTCGCCGAGCCAGATGTGGCCGGCTGTCCACAGGCTTTTCCACGCCTT